ATGCTGACAGATGTGCAAATTCGAAAAGCGAAGGCGCAGGAGAAGGATTATAAGCTGACTGATTCGGGAGGGCTTGTTCTCTTCGTCAGCAAAGCAGGCGGCAAGCTCTGGCGATATCGCTATAAAATTAACGGCAAAGAGAAGCTGCTATCGCTGGGACAATATCCCGAGATGTCCTTGGTCGATGCTCGCTCCGAGCGCGATCGGCAAAAGCAGTTGCTAAAAAGCGGCCGAGATCCAAGCGCCGTCAAAAAGATCGAAAAGATTTCCACTAAGAGCTCTCAGGCTGACACCTTCGAAGTTATGGCGAAGGAGTGGCATGAGCTGCAGAAGCCACAATGGGTGGAGCGCCACGCAAAGGACGTGCTCGACAGTCTTGAAGAGGACGTGTTTCCGTTCATCGGCGCACTCGCAATGAACGACATAACCCCGGCCAACGTCCTCTCGGTAATCCGCTTGATCGAGGCGAGGGATGCCAAAGAAACGGCGGCGCGCGTTCGTCAGAGAATATCGGCGGTGTTTGTTTACGCCATAAGCAGCGGCAAGGCTAACACTGACCCGGCAGCTATGATCCAGAAGGCATTGGCACCCCGCAGGCGCGGGAAGCAACCGGCTATCGTCAAGCTCGATGCCGCGCGAAAAATGCTGGAAGACGTCGAGAACACGCCGGCGCATCCCATCACCAAACTTGCTCATCGGCTCTTGGCGATCACGGCCGCCCGGCCGGGCACCCTCGCCACCACGCCATGGCATGAGTTCGACACTCTGCAGCACAATCGTCCTATCTGGGAAATCCCAGCCGCCCGGATGAAGCTGCGCAAAGAGTACAAGGATGATCCGGACCGCGATCACCTGATCCCGCTACCATGGCAGGCCGTCGAGCTCATCAACACCATCCGGTTGATCACCGGCAAGGGACCCTTCGTGTTTCCGAATGCCAGGCACGCGCACAAGCCGATGTCGGAAAACGCGATGGGTTACATGCTAAATCGGGCCGGATACCATTATCGTCACGTGCCGCACGGGTGGCGATCGACCTTCAGCACGGTGATGAATACGCTCTATCGCCAGGACCATGCTATCATTGAGTTGATGCTCGCGCATAGGCCGGAGAACAAGGTGAAGGCGGCCTACGATCGCGCCGAGCATCTGGAACGACGTATAGAACTTGCCCAGATATGGGCCGATCTCATCTTGAAGGATGCGCCGTCGCCTAAGGAACTGATTGGTCGGCCGCGGAAGGTTTTGGCGAAGGCGAAGTAAGTTACTTATTCGACGGCGCGCATGGCTGTTCGATGCATTGGTCAAGACGAACGACACCGATATCCGGATGATCGACAGCACAACCGCCAAGGCCCATCGCTCGGCGGCCGGCGTCAGATCAATTCTGCCAGAACAATGACGTGCACATCATCGCCAGGGCAGGGCCATGTATTGATGCTGCCATCGGAGCCACTGCGCACTAGTACCTTGTTGCCCGGTACGGGCGTCAGAGCCGGATTCACCCATAACGTTCGCCCATCGACACGAACGGCGTAACATCCATCGATTTGTGGTTTCGCCCAACCAAAAGGGAACTCATCGATGACTATGTGGGCTCCCGAACCGCGTCCGAGCAGCGGAGCACCCATTGCCGGAAGTTTGGTGTTGCCATCGCTCTCGCGAGCTTCTTCGAGCAGCGCGACAAGATCGCCTTGGCTGATATTCAGAAAGTCGCCGATGCGCAGATAGAATTGCTGGCGCGGAATACCGCCCTTCAGCCAGGTGTTGAAGGCTTGCTGCGACCAGCCGAACTCTCGAGCGACTTCGCGCTCGGATTGGCCGCGGCGCTTGAGCTCGGCATCGAGCATCTGAGAAAACCTGGACATTCTTGGCATACCCTTGATGACCATCTTGACAAATTTGTTATTTTGGTATATATCTTCGAGAAGAATGTCAACGGAGGTTTCATGGATATTACAAATGATAACGTTCCCGATCGGCTGCTGAACCTAGCCGCCGTCAAGCAAATTACCTCGCTGGGCACCTCGACGATATATCGTCGTATGGGAGCTGGCACCTTCCCGAAGCCGCTTCAATTGTCTGAAGCGTGCGTTCGCTGGCGAGAGTCTGAAATTGCAAATTGGATCAACAGTTTGCCCATAGCAGCGTGACATTAAGCGCAAATTTCGATGCCGCTTTCCTTGGCGGCGATCGCAAGCAAAGTCTCGCCGGCTTGAATGTTGGTCGCGCATTCATAACACGCCCCACGGTCCGCTTTTTGGACGTTCAGCTGGCCACTGCCCATAATACCTTATGCCCAAAAACAACATCGGCCAATTTTGTCCACCGGCCAGACGCCGGGAGAGGAGATATGTGATTAAGAACTTAGCGTCGATCGACTGGGATGAGTTCGATGATGGAAATGAAACATTCCGATCCATCTCCACTCATCTGACGGCACATGCTTCGCAGAGTGCACCGCGCCACAAGTACTGGAAGATTCCTGGCTGGATTGGCAGCGGCGATCTAACTGCAATCTTTGGTTCCAGCGAAGCTGGCAAGTCGGTGTTTTCCGTCGATCTTGCCTGCCGTCTCGCTGCGGGTTGGGATTTCGGAGATAGGAAAGACGGACCACAGCACAACGTTCTGTACATTGCGGCTGAGCGCGGCAATCAGGTCAAACGCCGCGTCGATGCCTTTGTGAAGCACCACGGCGGCGAACCTTTCAGTAACTTGCTGATTTACGACGGTCCCATCGATCTTTGCGAGGAGAACTTCCTACGCGCAGTGATACGGGCGGCTTCTTATCACTTCCCTGATGAGTACGGTGCGGAAGTCGTGATCGTCGACACACTCGCCGCGGCAATGAGCGCCTCTGACAGCAACCCTGACGCCATGCACCGGGCGGTAAACAGCCTCACGGACGCCGTTCGCCATGGCAACCCTGAAGGGCTGTGCTCGGTCGTGGTGGTGCACCACTCGCCTATTAGCGGCGAAGCGCGCATGCGCGGCGCCGGACAGCTGCAGGGCGCCGCTGACATGACTATCCACGTCACGCGCAAGCGTGACGTCTCGGTTGCAAAGGTAGCCAAAAACAACGAAAGCCCTGATCGACCTACGCGCACTTATCGAATGGAGACGGTCAGTCTCGGTCGAGATCATCAGGAAGATCCGGAAACCACGGCGCCGGTTCTGGTTGAAGAAGCCGCCGCGACAAGCGTTACAGGCGAGCGTGACATGTCACGCGTTCGAAGCTACGCGAAGGCGATGGAAACGCTGCAGCAGGCGATTGCAGCAAACGAGGGCAAGCCGGTGACGGAAGGTCAGTGGCGATCAGCGGTATATCAGGCCGCTGAAGGGATATCGGAAGCAGGAAAACGTAAGCGATTTGAGAGGGACAAGAGGACCTTAGGGTCCAGCGTCTCAGTCATCAATGGACTGTTTAGCGTGACAGAACGTGACGCTGCGTGACGTTTGTCACGGTAGAAAATCTTGTCACAACACGGGCGTCAACGTGACACACCGGCGTGACAATACCTACCCCTTTAGGGGTAGGATGTCTCGCGTTGTCACGGTGTCACGCCCCGCAGTGATGGCCCACTAGATCCTGGAGGTTGAAATGCTTCGATCACGACTCGAGAACATCGGGGGTCCATTCCCTGGTATCGGCGCCGCCCCGGAGATGAACCACGATTTCGTTCTGCCACGCGACAAGCGCGCGGCGTTCGAGAAACTCAATGATGCCGCGGCACGGCGGCCAACAGCGATCGATTTCGGCTCGCTGGTTCCGGCGAACGATAACAAGCCGCAGCAACAGGCAACAAAGAAGGTCTCTGGATGAAGGCAAAGTTCAAATCATTTGCTGAGGCGCTTTCCGCCGAACATGCTCCTATGGTCGCGGCCAACGACAATAAGCCGGCGAAGGAGCCTCAGCCGCGCTATCGCGGCACGCTTCCGGCGCTACGGTGGTTGTTTGACAATCATCCAGAGCTTGCGGCGGCGATGGCAGCAGCAATGCCGAAATCCGAAAGCAGCTGGGATACGGAGATCTCGGAAAACCGCCAAGAGATCCGCCCCACGATCGGCGAGCTCATGACCGCCTCAGCCGGCTCCAGCCTGGCTTTTCAGCGAGGCGAGAAGGGTTACGAGCGCATCACCTTAGGTTCGCTCAAGTTTCGCAACGGCGAACTTTTGGAGTGGGGAGAAACCAAAAAAGGACACAAGTTGCGCCCGGTCGATCGGGTGTCAACGGTGCGCTCTGACAAGGCTCCAGCGAGAGATAACGATCGCTATCTGAAAACAAAGCCGACAACGAGGTCACCATTGGAAGCCATGCCGCTGCCCCGAAATATATCAAGCCGTCCCGTTCTGCCACCGATGCTTGACCCGTTACCAGGCCGAACGGAAGCTCGACGACTGTTGCAAAGCTTTGGCGTGGACGGGAGCGTGCCCTTCGAACAGCTGTCATTTCCCGCAACCCGGTGCGACGACGCGATTGCCAAAGGAGCCGGTTTCATCGGTGGCGTTTCTAACCTGAAGGGGAATACGTCGGGAGGTGCCCAAGCTTGGGAAGCACCGGAGCCTAGGAAGGGCGAAGCAGCCGCGGTGATCGAAGAAGTTGCCGCTCGCGGTACACTGAAGTCAATTGGCCTAAAGCTTGGCTATTCTGACGACTATGCCGATCGCGCGGGGAAGGCGGCGCTTGTCGAGGCGGCGAGGGTGCTTTCAGCGGCTAACGACAACAAAGTTACAGACGATGTGCCTAAACGTGCCGCGAAGTGACGTATCATAGTGAAGAGATGGGCTGCCGCTTTGGGCGGCCCCTTCTGTTTGAGGCGTCACCGGTCCGCGGACGTTCACACTCGCGTTGATCGCTGGGTCGGCCTCATTCCAATCACCTGGCGCTTTCTCCTCGGCGACGGGCGATCCTGCGGCAGCTCCACCGTTCGGCGGTGTCGAGCTGCCGCTTTTGGTTTTTCAGCATTCCGCAAGGAACTCATCATGTCCAAATTCATCGCTTGGCTGAAAAGCCTATTCGCAAAAGGAAAATCCGAAATGGACGTTGTCGCACAGGTTGCCCCCGTCATTGCCCAGGCCGGCGCCGTTGTTGCGCCAGTCGTAGCCACCGTCGAAGCCGCCGCAACTCAGGTCGCCGGCGTTGTTGCTGCTGATGCATCCGCACTCGTCGACGACGTCAAAGACGAGGTCAAGGCAGTTGTCAGCGAGTTCGAAAGCGCTGCTGCCAAGATCAAGGCCGTCTATGACAAGCTCGGCATCGATCTCCATGCATGGGATGAAATCGTCGCGCTCGCAAAGGCGCTGTAACGTTTACTGGGTGTAGCGCAGACTGGTAGCGCACGTGATTTGGGATCACGGGGTCGCAGGTTCGAACCCTGCCACCTAGACCAATTGCCGACATGGCGTAACGGTAGCGTCACCGCATTGTAGGCGGTGGGTGCATGTTCAAATCATGCTGTCGGCTCCAATATTGCAGGGTAGAGCAGCTCGGTAGCTCGTCAGGCTCATAACCTGAAGGTCGTCAGTTCAAATCTGACCCCTGCAACCAATATTGAGGTAATGGCGGAATGGTTACGCAGCGGATTGCAAATCCGTTCAATGCTGGTTCGATTCCAGTTTACCTCTCCATCTCCTCTCATTCCTCGTGGTTGTGCTCTTATGGCGGATCTGGTCAAAATCGACACGTCTGCTTTTGAAAGAGCCGCCAGCCGACTTAGCGCCACGCCGAAACAGATGGCGTTCGGTATCAGCAAGGCGCTCAATCAGTCCGCCTTTGCAACTCGCGAAGTTCTGATCAACCAGACGTGGCCGCAGCATGTGACCATGCGAAATAAGAGCTTCATCAAATGGGCTCTTGGCGTCGAGACTTCCACGAAGACAGATCTCAGCATTGCCATAACCGACAAGCGTGCCAATGGACGCGGCAACATCTCGTTGCATGCCGATGGCGGCAACAAGTCGGTTGAGCGCGGCGCTGTTGCCGTGCCAGTCGCCGGGCAACGTATTGGCTCTCGTGGTGTCGTTGCCTCGCAGCGCCCACGCAATGTCAAAGGCGCCTTTCGCAAAGGCGATGCGGTCTATGCTCCTGTCGGCAAAGGCAAGCGACGACACCTCAAGCTTCTCTATGTGCTCAAGGCCAGCGTCAAAATCCCCAAGGCAGTTCCGATGCACGAGGATTTCAAACGCGTCATGACAGAGCAGATGCAGATGCGAACGCAGGCCGCGATGCTGGACGCCATCAAAGGCGCCATTCGGAAGTGAGGCGAGGAGGGCACACCTCCGAAAAATCGGCGGGTCCTTCCCGCCAAAACCACCCTCAGGTATCGCGCCATCGCAGAGCTTTTCTAGGTACAGACGAAAAAATGGAGGGGGGCCATCATGTTTCCGCTCCAGCGCAACGGAGCGTTGAGACGATGGCCACCATTGCGGAAGTTGCCGACCACATCGACGTGAACACGCGCACCGCCGCCGATCTCGTGGCCCGCGGCGTGATCACGAAGTCGACGCGCAGTTCCTACGATCTCAACGTGGCGCGTGTCGAATACATCCGCCACCTGCGAGAAGTTGCCGCCGGCCGCGAAGCCGCGCAGGCCGTTCCGCCCGGCAAGATCGACGGCGAGCAGGAGCGCGCACGCAAGGACAAGGAAGCAGCCGACAGGCTGGAACTTCAGAACGCCGTGACGCGCGGCGAACTCGCGCCGCTGGCTGAAATGGTTTCGGCCGTCACGTCGGCCTTTGCTCGTGTCAGGGCGAAGATTCTGACCATTCCATCAAAGGTCGCGCCACTGATCGTGGGGGAGACGTCAACGGTCGTTGTACGCGACGTGGTGAAGAATGAAGTCCACAACGCTCTTGAAGAACTCGCCGGCACCCGCCTCCGAGACTGGACATTCAGCCCACCGGGCGATTCAGGCGAATTGCTGGACGGTGCTGACACCACCGCCCAACCTGACAATCAGCGAGTGGGCCGACAAAGAAAGACGCCTCAGTCCAGAGGCGTCGGCCGAACCCGGAAGATGGGTAACGGCAAGAGCTGAGTATCAGCGCGGTATCATGGACGCCATGGCCGACCCCGAGGTGACCAAGGTCGTCATCTCCAAGGGTAGCCAGGTCGGATATACCGAGATTTTGAACAACACCATCGGCTACTATATCGATCAGGACCCTTCGACGGTCCTGATTATGCAGCCGACACTCGAGATGGCGCAGGCGTGGTCGAAGGACCGCTTGGCGCCGATGGTCCGAGACACGCCGGCCTTAACGGCCAAGGTGTCCGACAGCAAGGCGCGCGACAGCGGCAACACGATGCTGCACAAGTCGTTTCCAGGCGGCCAGGTCACCATCGTCGGTGCCAATTCGCCGGCAAGCCTTGCATCTCGACCTATTCGTATCGTGCTCGCCGACGAGGTAGATCGCTACCCGGTTTCGGCCGGCGACGAAGGTGACCCGCTGAAGCTGGCGCAGAAACGTCAGTTGACGTTCTGGAACCGGAAGACGCTCGTCGGCTCCACCCCTACAATCAAGGGGGAAAGCGTCATTGATCGCGAGTTTCAGAACAGCGATCAGCGGCGATATTTCATTCCTTGCCCGGAATGCGGTGAAGGCCAGTATCTCAAGTGGTCTCAGGTCCATTGGAACTCGCATGAGGGGCACAAGCCGGAAACGGCGCATTATGTCTGCGAGGAGTGCGGAGCGCTCTGGAACGATGCGCAGCGCTGGGCCGCCATCCGACAGGGTGAGTGGCGGGCGACAGCAGAATTCAAAGGCACTGCCGGCTTCCACATTCCAGGCTTGTTGTCACCGTGGGTGAAGCTGGAAGAGATCGTCACGGAATTTCTTGAGGCAAAGGATCATCCGGAGCTTCTAAAGGTCTGGACGAACACAGTTCTTGGCGAAACCTGGGAAGAGCGAGGCGAAACCGTCTCGGCAGGCCCGCTGCTTTCGCGCATCGAGACCTATGACAGGGATTCTCTGCCGGACGCCGTTCGTGTTGCTACTGCTGGCGTTGACGTTCAGGGCGACCGTCTTGAGGTTCAAACCGTTGTCTGGGGCGCCGGCGAAGAGGCCTGGGTTGCTGACTACATGGTGTTGCACGGTGATCCGTCGCAGCAAGACACATGGAAGCGCCTGGACGAGTATCTGCTGACGCCGTTGCATACGGAGGCCGGCCGCTCGCTCCGCATACATTCGGTTGCCATCGACACTGGCGGCCATCACGCGGCGATGGTTCTTGCCTTCTGCAAGAGCCGAAAGGCTCGGCGTGTCTGGCCTATCAAGGGTGCTCCGGGCGCAAAGCCGGTTTGGCCGACGCGCGCGTCGAAAACCAAGACCAACGAGAACCTGTTCATCGTCGGCGTGGATACGGCAAAGGATGCCATTTACGGCCGCCTGCGCATCCCAGCAGCAGCACCGGGCTATATCCATTTCCCGCAAGCCGATGCGGTCGATGCTGATTACTTCTTTCAGCTGACCGCGGAGCAGGCCGTTACGCGCTATCGCGATGGCCGACCGTACCGAGTTTGGGTTTGCGGAACCGGCAAGCGAAACGAGGCGCTCGACACGTTCGTCTATGCCTACGCCGCTCTGAAGTCGTTGCGCACCCGGCTTGATGTCGTGCGCCGGCCAAAAGCTGAGCAACAGCCGGTCGAGGAACCACTAGCACCGGCTAACGACAACGTCGCTGCCAGCTTGCCGGAAACACCGCCAGAGCCACAGCCGCGCCCGGCACCAGTTGCCGCGCCGGCCGTAGCGCAGGTGCCGCGGAGACGCGGCCCGGTTCGGCGCATTAGCCGGTCGAGCTATATCTAGGATTTTCGATGTCCACATACACACAGGCCCAATACACGGCGCTTTGCGCCGCGATTGCGGCTGGCGCGACGAGCGTCAGCTACCAGGGCAAGTCGGTGCAATATCGAGACTTGCAGCAGATGCTCGAGCTCAAGGCACTGATGGAAGCCGACCTGAACGGCACGAAGATCAAGCGCCAGTTCCGTCCGATCACATGCAAGCGACTTTGAGGGCGAAGCATTGGCATTTTCTCTTCTGAAGTCGTTCGGCTTTGGTCAAAAGACCAAAGCGGCCAAGGCATACTATACCGGCATGGGTTTCGAGGGCGCACAAATGCGCCGCCGGCTGTCGACGTGGCAGCCGACCCGCGCCAGCATGACGCAGCTTGTGTCAGCAGACGGCGAGCAGTTGCGGGCACGGTCCCGCGATCTTCTGCGGAACAATCCCTATGTGGCGTCCGCCGCGGAATCCTTCGTTGCCAATCTCGTTGGCGCCGGCATCAAGCCGTCACCGCTGCTCGACGATGCATCCATGAAGGATGAGCTGCAGCTGCTGTGGCGCGAGTGGACCGACCAGGCGGACTTTACCGGGCAGACGGATTTCTATGGTCTGCAGGCGCTTGTAGCCCGCGCACTGTTTGAGGCCGGTGAATGCTTCATTCGCTTTCGATCCGGCAGCAACAACATGCCTGGCGTGCCGCTACAACTGCAGCTGCTCGAAAGCGAGATGCTCGCGTACAACAAGAACCACATGGCCGACGATGGCAACCAGATCATCAACGGCATCGAGCTTGACGGCAACGATCGCCGGGTAGCCTATTGGTTCTATTCGGTTTATCCCGGAGACCCTTACTACCGCGTCCACCCGCTGACCTATGTCAGGGTGCCGGCCGACGAGGTCTTGCACATCTATCGACCGCTTCGACCTGGGCAGATGCGCGGCGTTCCGTGGATCACACCATCGATCGTGAAGCTGTTCCTCGTCGACCAGTACGACGACGCAGAGCTCGAGCGCAAAAAGCTTGCCGCGATGTATGCTGGCTTCGTCACGAGCGCGGCGCCGGACGCCATGTTCGACTATGATGACGATGACGACACCACGCCGAGCGCGGACAATGGGCCGTTTCCGGTCCTGGAGCCAGGCACGATCCAGAGCCTATTGCCAGGCGAGGACATCAAGTTCAGCGATCCGGCCGAAGCCGGCAACTCATACGAGCCGTTTCAGTATCGAAATCTTCTGGCAGCTTCGACGGGTATGGGCGTGCCCTATACGTCAACGACCGGTGACAACGCTAAGACGAACTACTCGTCGTCCCGGCAAGCTCTTGTCGAGTTCCGCAATCGACTGACGCAGCTTCAACATAGCTGCATGGTGTTTCAGATGTGTCGCCCGGTTTGGGCGAGGTGGCTGACGGACGCCGTGATCAGCGGCGAAATCGATATTCCGGACTTTCTGGCGAAGCGCCGGAAATACCTGAAGGTCAAATGGATTCCGCCGCGGTTCGATTGGATAGACCCACTGAAGGACGGCCAGGCAGAAAAGCTTCTTGTCGATAACGGTTTCAAGGCTCGCAGCGATGTGATCGAGGAGCTCGGTTACGATCCTGAGGAAACCGATCGCCGCATTGCAGCCGATCAGAAGCGCGTTCGCGATCTCGAGATCCTGCTGACCGATAGCCCGCTTGGACAGTCCTTGTCCAAGACGCCGCCGGCAGACGACAGCGATCCGGACGCGGCCGAATCCAGACAAGAACAACTCGAAGGGCAGGCTACCAGATGACCCGACACAAGAGGGTGATGGCCATGGCGCCGTCGCCCGCTGAGATCTGCCTGTTCAGCGGCATCGGCGCCGATGAGACCGGGGAGGGTATCACCGCCCAATGGTTCGACGCCGAATTCAAAGCTCTCGGCAATCCTGCCGAGGTGCTCGTCAGGATCAATTCGCCGGGCGGTGACGTGTTCACGGCCGAGGCGATTTTTACGATCCTGTCGATGTCCCAGGCGCAGATCACGGCGCGCATTGAAGGTCTGGCAGCAAGTGCTGCCACGCTCATTGCGATGGCTGCGGATCGCGTCGAGATCGCCAGCAACGGTTTCATGTTGATTCATGAGCCGTACAGCGCCGGCGCAGGCGGGACGGCGGATGAACTCAGGATTGCTTCGGAAGATCTGCAAAGGCTGACCGATCGCTACGTTGAGGCATACGCAAGGAAAACCGGGCAATCCGAGGAAGATGTTCTCGCTCTTATGAAAGAGAACCGCCTCTTGAGTGCCCAGGAAGCCGTTGAATTCGGCCTATGCGACGAGGTCATCGATCCCTCGCAGGCGTCGATCAACCTCAAACTCGTTCCACAACATTTACGCGCGGCAGTTGAAACTGCCATGCATAAAGGAATTGCTATGGCTGTAACGCCAAGAAAGAACAAGACCGAAGCGGCGATTGCCGCTCTGTCGGCAAAGCTTGATGCGCTCTCTGCCATCCTGGCGAAGGCCGAAGACGATGGTTACGCCGAAGACGGCGACGAAAACGACGACAAGCCGTCCGATGCCCGCCGCGCTCGCAAAGCACGCAAGGCCCGCGCGGACGACGACAACGATCTCAGCGCCGACGACGATGACGACGACATGAAGGCCGACGTCGACGATGACGACGACAAGCGCGCCGATGCCGACGAGGACGACGACAACAAGGAAGATGACGACGAGCCGACCGCCCGCAAGGCGCGAGCCAGCGCCAAGGGTCTGTCCTATGCTCGCCGCGTTGCCGATCTGTGTGCGCTCGCCGGGCGCGACGACCTGACTGCCGGCTTCCTCACCAAGGCCGTCCCGCTGGCAGATGTGCGCCGCCGCCTTCTCAAGGCGCGAGCAGAGAATGAAGGCCGCACGAGCAACGCTCGCGGTGCCGTCGTTCGAACCAAGGCCGAAGACGTCGCCAAGGGCTGGGATGCCGCCGTTGCAAAGCTCAGCAAGCGCTAAGGAATTTCAGACATGACCACTTTTACCCAGCAGCCATGGAGCCTTGAGTTCCTGGTTACCGAAGCGCCGGGCTATATCTCGCGCGACGTTATCGTGATCGCTTCCGGCGCCGGCGTTGTTCAGCCGGGCACCGTTGTCGGCAAGGTCACGGCCACCGGCAAGTACCTGCCTTCAGCCGCCACGGCAACTGACGGCTCGCAGATCGCGGCTGCCATCACCGGCTATCGCGTCGATGCGACAAGTGCCGACGAACCGGTGACCGCCTTCACCCGCACCTGCGAAGTGAACGGGAAGCACCTCACGCGCGATCCTTCGGTCAACACTCCGACGCTGATTGCCGCCCAGAACGCGGAACTCGCAGCCCTCGGCATTTCCGTTCGCTAAAGGAATACTTTATCTAATGGCAAGCATGGACATTTTTAACAGCGATGCGTTTCACACCGTATCGCTGACCACTGCGCTTGAAAAAATCCCTTACAAGCCGCAGTTCCTGAACGAGCTCAATATTTTCGAGCCCGTTCCGACCAACACCCGAAGCATCGCGATCGAAAAGCGCGACGGCTTCATGCAGCTGATCCCGACGTCGCAGATCGGTGCGCCGCCGACGCAGCTGCAGGATGACAAGCGCGATATCCGCAATTTCAGCACCCGGCGATGGGCGAAGTCCTTTACGCTCTATGCTGAGCAGCTGAACGGCATCCGTCAATTCGGTACGGAAACGGAGCTGATGCAGGTTCAGGCCGAAGCGGCCCGCCGTCTGTCGCGTCTCAAGGACGACTTCGACATCACGGCCGAATATGCACGCCTCGGTGCGCTGCAGGGCAAGTGGCTGGATTCGGACGGTAGCGTACTCATCGACTGGTTTGCCGAGTGGGGCATCTCGCCGAATACGCCCGTTGCCTTCGCCTTCTCCGATGCGACCATCAACGTGAACGACCTTTGTAAGAAGATCGCTCGCGGCATGGCGCGCGCATCGAAGGGCGGCTTCACCAAGAGCACGACGGTGCATGCGCTTGTCGGCGATGCGTTCTTTGACGCCCTGGTCAAGCATCCGTCAGTCGAGCTGACCTACAAGAACTGGCAGGCAGCAGAAGGTCTGCGCGCGACGCAGGCGAGCGTGTTCGATGCCTTCTATTTCGGCGGCATCTACTTCCACAACTACCGCGGCACCGACGACAAGTCGACGATCGCGGTTGGCGACAACGCTGCGATCTTCTTCCCGGTCGGTGTGCGTGACCTGTTCCAGGTTGCCTATGGCCCGGCGGAATTCGAACCGTGGATCAACACGTTCGGCCAGGAGCAGTACGCTCTGACGATTCCGGATCGTGACCGCAATGCCTGGACGAAGTTCGAGATCTACAGCTACCCGCTGTTCATCTGCACGCGTCCGGAAGTCCTGTACACGGGCACCGCAAGCTAAGCAGTCAGGCCGCCATGGATTTTGACAACCTTGTCTTGTCGCCATGCATGGCGGCTTTCGGCGTGACTGTTACAGTCACGCCTCTCAAATCCCAGCCGAGCGCTCAGCCATATGCCGCCACCGGTGTCTATGACCGGTCTGAGGCAATCGTAATGATGGCTGACGGCTCGGAGATGGCATCGACGAATGTGACGCTCGGAATTCGCCTGAGCGAATTCACGGTGCCGCCTCGCGAGGGTGACAAGATCGCTCTCAACGGCAAGACCTACAAAGTCGACGCATCATTCCCTGATGGGCAGGGCGGTGCGGAGCTGAGGTTGAAAGAGGTCCGATGACCAGCCATACAACGGCTATCAGAGAGGCGATCTACGACCGCCTGTCAACGCTGACTGGTTACACGACGATCCGCAAGCAAGGCACGCCGACGCTATCGGTCGATGATCTGCCGGCGCTTTCGATTTTCATTGCCGATGAGCGCCTCGATCCGGATGGCGATGCAAACACCGGGCCGCCGAAATTCGGTGTTACCGCGACAATCATTGTCGCCGTCTCGCGCGGCTTTGACGATCCGTCCGTGATTGACGGAATGATTGATTCTGACATCGACGCGATCGAAACGACGCTTTTGACCGACCCGACATTTGTTGGTTTTGGCACAGACGAGAGCTTTCGTTTTGAATCGATCAATGGCATGCGCCGCCGCCGTATCTACGAGAAGGACGGCGAGTCCTACTTTCTCGAGCTGCAGCTTGAGTTCCAGTTCTTCTACCGCTGGATTTATGATCCGGTCATTCCCGACAATTTCGCGACACTGAGCGTCACGGCGAAGCCGAACAATGACGATACGGCGGACACGTTCAACAGGACGTGGACTATCCCAGCGTCCTAACGAAGAAGATCACCAACCACATGAGCAAAACGGTTTTTGTCGTTCCCGCACAGCCGGGTGCGAAGCTGAGCCATCCTGTCTCCGGCAGCCTCCCCGATGGCGGCGCCGAATGGCTCGCAGACCAATTCACGTTCCGCCTGATCAGGGATGGAGCAATCGCAAAGAACGTGCCGGCGCCTAGCAAGACGTCGAGCAGCAGCGCGAAAACGGATAATTCTTAATGTCTGTTTCTTTCAATTCATTCCCTTCCTCCTGGAATGTCCCTCTGTTCTATGCAGAGGTCGATTCTTCGCAGGCCGGCACCGGTAGCACCACCACTCATCCGGCAATTTTCATCGGACAGAAGCTTGCCGCCGGCAATGCCGTGTCGAACAAGGTCTATGCCATCGGCTCGGTTGCCGTTGCGAAAAGACTCTTTGGTGAAGGCTCTATGCTTGAGCGCATGGTTTATCGCCTTTTCAAGGTCTATCCTGCGGCGCTTCTCTATTGCATGGCGGTTGATGATCCCACGGGCGGTGTTGCGGCATCGCAGACGACGACTGTCACTGGCACAGCAACGGAATCTGGCGTTATCTCGCTCTATGTTGCCGGCCAGCTTGTCAACGTCGGTGTGAAGGCTGGCGATGCTGCCGCTGCGATCGCAACGAATATCGCTGCGGCTGTCAATGCCATGACGACTCTTCCGTCGACCGCTGCGGCTGTATCCGGCGTTGTGACCTACACGTGCCAATGGAAGGGTGCCACCGGCAACGATATTGTCATCACTGACACCTATCTCGGTTCAAATGGCGGCCAGGCGCTCCCCGCCGGCATCACGCTTGTTCATACCGTTGCCACCAACGGCGCCGGCGTTCCGAATTTCGAAGATGCGATTATTGCCCTCGGCGAAACGCAATATGACTTCGTTGGTCTGCCTTATACCGATTCTGGCACGCTCGATCTGTTCGACATCGAATATGGCTTTGGCGACACTGGACGCTGGGGATGGATGCGAGAGCTTTACGGCGCCGTCTGGAGCGCTCGCCGCGACACCTATAGCAATCTGATGACGTGGGGTCCAACGGGCAATTCGGCCGTCGAAAGCGTTCTGGCCGTTGAGCCTGCCTCGCCGTCGCCGGTTTGGGATTGGACTGCGGCCTATACGTCTGCGGCTATCCGCGGCTTGGCAAACGATCCGGCACGTCCTCTGCAGACGCTCGAAATGACCGGTGTGCTGCCGGCGCCATCCGAGCAGCGATTTACCGTTGCCCAGATGAATAATCTGGTTTCGGTTGGCATTGCAATTCAGAAGGTCAATCCGAACGGCTATCCGGCGATCATACGCGAGGCCATGCGGTATCAGCAGAACAGCTACGGCCAGGCCGACAATGCTTATGCGCTTGCAACGACGCTTTACACTCTGGCGGAGATATTCCGCCGACTGAAGGGTGCAATCACGTCAAAGTACCCGCGCCATAAGCTGGCGAACGACGGCACTGTCTTTGCGTCCGGTCAAGCGATCATCACACCGAAGATCATCAAAGCCGAGCTCGTGTCGGAATATTCTGACATGGAGTACGACGGCCTGGTGGAAAACCTGGACGCATTCGCTTCCAATCTCGTGGTGGAACGCAACAGCACCAATCCGGATCGCGTCGACGTTCTCTATCCGCCGGACATCATCAATGGCCTGCGAATCTTCGCAGTGCTCGCGCAGTTCAGGCTGCAATATTCCAGCGCTTCCTAAAGGACTATAAAAGATGGCACTTAGAGCCGCAGGCACCGCCTACGTCAAAGTAGACGGCAAGCAATACCCGTTGCGCGGGAATATGGTGATCATGCCGTCCTCGGTAACGAGGACGGGCATCGCCGGCCAGGATTACGTGCACGGCTATTCCGAAATGCCAGTCGTTCCTTACATCGAGGGCGATTTCACCCTAACCGATGACTGGCGGGTTTCAGACGTCAAGGGGATCACTGCAGCAACCGTCACGGCCGAGATCGCCAACGGTCGCACCTACACGCTGAAAAACGCGTGGCAGGCTGGTGATCTTCCGATGGAAACGGTCGATGGCAAAGTGAAGATCCGCTTTGAAGGCGTTTCCTGCGTAGAAGGGACGTAATGAATGGCTGGTTGGGAAAACGGAAAACTCAAATTCCCCTTCGATTATGAGATCGAGGCGCACGGCGAGCAGGTAAAGGAATTCACGCTCCGAGAGCCGACCGGCGCAGATGTCATCGCAGTCGGGAATCCTGTTCAGTTCGACCCCATCAGCGATCCCCCGCGCGTCTTGATCGATGACGCGCGCATGGCATCAATGATCAGTCGCCTTGCAGGCGTGCCGCCATCTGCGGTGGCAAAGCTCAAGCCGAAGGATCTGATTAGCCTCGGGTGGCAACTGACGGGTTTTTTCATGCCGGTGTAGCCGACGATTCCGTCAACATGGCTATCGATCTGGCAATGACGTTCCACGTCAACCCGTTCGATTTTTTGGCTCGCCCGCACCATGAGTTGGCGGAATTGCACAGCTACACCTTGAAATATCTGGAGAGTACACGCGATGACTGAGCCCTTGATACTTCCGGCAAAGGTCATCGACGGCTTTTCCACGCCTCTGAAGAACCTCGTGAGCCGCCTGAAGGACGTCAAAGCTCCAGACGGCATGAAGCAGGTCGGTAAGCAGCTAGAAAGCTTGCGCAAAGAGGCCGATGCCCTGGGTAAAGCGGTCACGAATGGCTTTGGCGGCTTGACGTCTGGCCTTGGGCTGGGCGCCATTGGCGCCGGAGCATTCACCGCTGCCGGTGCTCTGGCAGCGGTCGGAACTGCCGTTCGCTCGTTCGCTGATAATGCCGTGCGCATGCGGAAGTTCTCGCATGAGACAGGCATTGCTGTCACCACGCTGCAGAAAATGCAGCAGGTTTCAGACGGCCTTGCGATCGATCCTGACTCCATTGCATCGGGATTGTCGTTCGCCGCGCGCAATGCCGATGACATGCGTCTTCGACAGGGGAACTACGGTGCCATCGCCGGCCTTCGCGGTGGTAAAAGCATCGCCGAGGATTTGGCGAATACAAAGTCGAATGATGAGGTGGTTCAGAAGGAGCTGAATTACCTCGCCATGCAGAAAAATGCGCAGCAGCGGCGCGCATTGTCTGGACTGTTTTTTGGTACTGAGGAGTTTGCCGAGTTCGGCGCGAACGGCATTGAGTCGCTCAAAAAGCGCATGGATTCCGCAGGCAAGAATACCTATGTGCCTTCAGAGGAGGATACGAAGAAGGCTGAGGCTTTCCAGGATGCTATTTCGCATCTGAGCGCCACATTCGAGAATTTGAAGAACTCGGTCGGCGGCGAACTCGCGCCTCAAATTATCGCGGCGGCCGACGCTTTTAAGGACTTCTCCGATGCGCATGTCGGCGACGTTAAGATTTTTTTCCATGATGTCGTTGACATTGTAAAGCAGATCGACTGGGCCGGAACCGCCAAGAATTTTCATGATCTGTTCGATGACATCAAAAGCATAGCAGATTGGGCTAGCGGGTTCAAAAACCCGTTCGGCGACACCGGTGAATCTAGCAACGGCATTGTGAAGGGCAGTCCAGCTGACAAGCTGCTCCAATGGTGGAATTCTGGTTATGAATCTGGTTCCGGCCAACCTGGATCGGGTAAATCTGGGTCTGATCAGGATGTTCCCTTCTGGGCGCCATTGCCTGGCTCCAAGAAATCCAGCGTCGATGGCTCCGGCGACGCGGTTCAGCCAAATCGAGGCATGGACCGAAAATCCGATCAGCCAATCCAAAGTATCGCCCCGAAGGTGGTTCGGCCAGATCAAGGTGTCGACCTAAAGCCGGATCAACCAATTCAAAGAGCGGAACCCAAGCCGGATCAGACGACTCGAGACCCTTCGCTAGTTCGTGAGCGCAATGGGCTTTATCATCCAGCGGCCTATCATCCAGGCATGCAAGCCGCCCTCATTGGGGCTTCTGCGGCTCGGAACAATGAGACGATCGCAACTCTTGCCAAGGGCGTCGAGCTCGGCATGATTGCCTTTACCCAGAGCTATCTGGGAAATAGTGCTAGCACTGGCAAGGGCGGAACAAACGGTGTCCAGAACGTTTCGTGGGGCGGCGGTGGAAGCTATGGAGGGGGTGGTAAGGCTGTTTTCGGCGGCGGCGGCAAAGGTGGAAGCCTTGATGTCAGCGGCGCAGGAATTGGGCCAATACCCACTGGAAGTAAGGCGCAGCGCGCAAAAGACATCGTCGATAGCCTCAAGGCGGCCGGCATGCCTCATGAGAACGCCGTTGTATGGGCTGGCGCCACGATGGGCGCGGAATCTGGGTACGGTAGCGCTCAGCGCGGCGACTTCATCGGCGGCCGAGCGACTGCATTTGGATCTGTGCAATGGCATATGCCGCGGGTGAAGGACATCTTCAAAGGCACCGGCATTGATGTAAGAAGCGCCGGCATGGCAGACCAGACCAAGGCCATGATCTGGGAAATGAAGAAAATGGGCATCTGGGATAGGGTCGTAAAGGCCAAAAATCCTCAGGAAGTCCTTCGTGTTGCCATTAAAGAATATGAGCGCCCACTAGATCAAGGCCCACGTCAGTTCAACAACCGTGCCGCGATTGCGAACGCGCTTCGCAAAGCCTTGGAAAGTCAGCGGGAGCCTGAACGCAAATCTGCATCGAAAGCAGCAGTGAAAGCTGGTCTGCAGGGCGCCGCGGCGCCGAGTTCGCCACCGCAAAACGGCAAAGTCGATATTCACGTCCACAGCAAGGATCACCCGGTCACCGTCAAGCGCAGTGACAGTGATCTATTTCAGGATCTGAAGATCGACCGCGGCAAGTCTGTTTCGATGTGAGATCCAGCCACGTAAGGAAACAATATGGCTTCTCCACTCTGGAAGCAGTTGCTGCTTCCGGCGTCGTTCCGTGGCGCTCCGTTCCATGTGGAGGGAGGCTCCAAGGCCGGTGGGCGTCGCGCTGTAACGCATGAATATGCCAAGCGCGATGACCCATACACCGAAGACATGGGGCGTCGCGCGCGGAAGTTTTCAATCTCGGCTTATGTCATTGGTGATGATTATTTCATCTTCCGTGACTTGCTCAGCGAAGCCCTGGATACCGAGGGCGGCGGCACGCTCATTCATCCGACCATGGGTACGATGAATGTTGTTTGTGAGGGATATAGCGTTTCGGAAAGCCGCGAAGAGGGCGGCATGGCCCGCTTCGAAATCCTGTTGGTCGAGGCTGGAAAAAGCCCTTATACGCCAGCAGCCGCAGATACCCAATCAGCCACCTCTAACGCGGCCGACAGCGCTGGAAATGCCGCAGCGACTGCCGCAGATAGTGCGATAGTAGCGTGACGCGAACCGAATTAAACGAAGCCGTTTCGATATTGCAGGCCACGGCGGCCAACCTGTCGTCACTGGCATCCGGCACAACGGAAGAAGGCGCGGCTCTCGATAGGGCGTGCACAACGCTGAGTATGGATGCGAAGTCGCTGCTACAGGCCGGATCGATCGGCTCGACGGCGCTTGCTTGCTTTACAGCCGCAACGGCAGCCGGTGTCACGGCAGATCAGTTCTACGGAATCCGATCGACCATATCGGCCCTCACGCCGAGCTATGCTGCTGGCATTACCATGCGCCAGATGCTGCTCAGGATGTGCATTGCGGAAGAGAGTAGGGCGGTCTCGAATGCCGTCCTGACCAGCCGAAGCGAGGCTGAGGCAATCCTTGCCCGCATGGTCGATGACCTTGAGGCAATCGAAGACTACGCCGCCGACAATCTCGAATCCGCCGTCTACCAGGCTTTTCTCGCGCTGCACGGCGCCGTTGCCTATGACCTTTCGCAGCGTGCCAGCCAGCTTCCGAAACTGGCCACCTATACATTCGGCAAGCGCCGCACGGCGCTGACCCTGGCGAACGTCTTGTACGGCGACGCCGCCCGCGCCGACGAAATCATCAATGAAAACAGCCCAGTCCATCCGGCATTCATGCCGGCCAGCATCAGGGCTCTCACGGAGTAATCCGTTTTGCCCAAAATCGAAGAGACGTGCGAAGTCACGATCAATGGGAAGATTTTCCGTGATTGGGACTCAGTGACGGCGACCGCCAGCAGCAACCCAGTCGTGCGCATGGTTACCATCAGCGTGACCGAAAACGTTGGCGCCAACGGGGCTGTCGGGCAGTCGCTGCAGATCAAGCCCGGCGACGCCGCAACGGTTAAGCTCGCTGGTCAGCTATTCGCCTCCGGTCACATTCATGAGCGACAGGTTGCCTATGACGCCAACAACCATTCAGTGCGACTGACATTTGCATCGCAGGTACAGAGGGCGGTCAGGCAATCCATCCCTCTCAAGGACGGCGAGTTCAAGAACTACAGCTTCCAGGCGATCGCGAACAAGGTACTGGCACCCGTTGACGTAGTCTTGAAGGCGATCAAACCACCGGCAGGATGGGACAAGCCGTTTAGGCAAGTTAATATCGAGCCGGATGAAACGCCTTTCACGCTCTTGTCCCGGTTGTCGAAATATAGGGGCATTTGGCTTCGCGACGACAAAAATGGGAATCTGGTTGCACAGGGTGCCGCTGATAAAGAGCCGGCTGCTGAATTCGTGGAGGGGCGTAATATTCTTGCCGCCAGCTGTTTGGCTCACAACCCACCAGATACAACCGTAGAGGTTGTGGGACAACAGCGCGGTAGCGACAACAGCACGCCTGCACAGAACCGCGGCGCTTACTATGGCAAGGCTGATGCCAAGGGCCCGAATTTCACCACATACAAGCGCATGAGGGCCGACATTCCGGCGGACAACGACGACCTGAAGCAGGCTGCCGGCTATAGCCAGCTGCTCTCCTTAAGCCAGCAGGTCACCGTCCGCATTGTCTATCAAGGATGGCTATTGTCCTCAGGGAGCCTGCCAGAGGTATTCGACTTCATATCTATCGATTCTCCGATGCTGATGCTGAAGACTTCCGATTTGCAGATCGCCGAGGTGACTTTCACGCAAGACCAAGGCGGGACGCGCACAACGCTTATTGCTCAAAAGTGGCTTACGGCGCCTGGCAGCGTGGAAAATTCCAAGCCAGAGCAGACCGACGCGCAAAAGGCAACCTCGACGCCAATTACCCCGACGCCGCCCACGACAGATGGTCCAAAGGGACAGGAAGTCATATTTTAGCGCACACGCGAGAATTTCATGACAATTGCACGCGGAAGCATCAAATCCACCAAGGACGGTGGAAAGTTGCGCACGCTCGACATCGTGGGTCTACAAGAGGAAAGCCTTTCAGATGTCGAGCATTTCGAAAGTTATGGCCTCACTGCAGTGCCGGCGGCAAGCGGTAGCGACGGCAGCGCGGAGGCCATCATTGGCTTTGTCGGCGGCAGCAGGTCGCACCCAGTCGTTTTGGCTTTTGGCGATCGCCGCACGCGACCCAAAGGCCGCCCGGCCGGGGATGTGACTCTCTACCACTTCAATGGTTCCGAAGTTCACCTTTCTGCCTCTGGCATCAACATAAACACCGCCGGAAACCCACTCACGATAACAGCCGGGGGTGTCACCATGACGATCTCCCCAGCCGGCGTGGCGATCCAGGGCGGCACCGTTACCCATGACGGCAAAAACATCGGCGTCGATCACGTTCATACCGGTGTCACATCTGGCGGAAGCAATACGGGGGCGCCGGCGTGAGCAATATTCGACTTGCCACCGGCCAGGGGGCGGAAGCCATTTCTCTCGATTGGCTAACCACTGATCAAAACACGCTCGACAGCACTCACGATCTTGTTTCAGCTGTTCTCATGGCCATTGGCACAGATCGCCGCGCCAATGCCGATGACGAGTTGCCAGTTGATGGCGACACGGACTTGAGAGGGTGGTGGGGAGATACCGACGCCGAAGAGATATGGGCTGGGTGGCCAGTTGGTAGCCGCCTGTGGTTGCTGGCTCGTGCGAAGATCACCGACGAAAATTACAAGTACGGCGCAACGGTAGCTCGCGCTAAGACATATCTCACAGAGTGCTTGCAGCCGTTTCTCGATCGAAAAATAGCAACGAAATTGGAAGTAGATGTACAGCGCTACGACGATACAAGCATCGCTGCTTCGATCGTGCTGTATAGGGGCAATAAATCCCTAGTCTCTTTGCAATTCCAAGATTTATGGGATGACATATCTTGACTTGGTCTACCCCTGATCTGGCGACCCTGCGAAAGCGCGGTCGCGACCAGATGATTTCGGCAACTCAGCTCGGCTCGATCATCCCGAATAGTCCGCTCCGTATCATGACGGACGGCAATAGCGCCATGGCGCACCTGACGCTGCAGTATCTCGACTGGCTTTCAAAACAGCTCTTGCCGGACACAGCAGAAAAAGAATGGCTCGATCGGCATGCGGCTATCTGGCTGAAGAACGGCCGGAAGCAGGCAACATATTCCAGTGGCACGGCAACTTTTACCGGCACGGCCGGAACAACGATTGCCGCCGGAACGGAACTCAGCAATGGTGCAACGACGTTTCAAACGACTGCCGACATTACGCTCGGCGCTGGCACCACGGCAGGGAATATTGAGGCCCAGACAGCCGGCACCAACGGAAATCTCGATGCGGGCACGTCATTGTCGATCACGACAGCCCTTTCCGGTGTCGACGGCACAGCAACTGTGGTTTCGCTGACCGGGGGCACAGACGCGGAAAGCAACAGTTCCCTCAGAAATCGCATTCTGGATAGAATTCAGAAGCCGCCGCAGGGCGGCGATGCTGACGACTATGTGGCCTGGACGCTCGAGGTGCCCGGCGTCACACGTGCATGGTGCTCGCCGCTCGAGATGGGCGATGGCACGATCACCGTGCGATTCATGATGGATGATCTGCGCTCGTCGAATAACGGTTTGCCGACCTCAGACGACATCGCAACGGTAAAAGCATATCTCGATACGGTGCGGCCAGTTACCACGAAGGATCTCTTCGTCCTGGCGCCGACGCTCTATCCCATCAATTTCACCATCACGAACCTGGAGCAGGATAGCACCTCCACCCGCGCAGCAATCGCGAATGCAGTCACGGTCATGCTGGCTGACAGAGCGAAGCCGGCCTGCTCGCTAAATGGCGTTTCGCAGCCGGCGCAGACAATCTATGCGGCCTGGGTGTCAGACGCGATTCTTGGTGCGTCGGAGGTGGACAGCTTCACGTTGACCATGACCGACCAGGCCATGCCGAACAACGGGTGCATGGCGGTACTGGGAACGATAACCTATGCCTGATGTAATCGCAGCGGACACCCACGTCAGGCGCACACAGTCCGACTATCAGCAGGCAATGGCGGATAATCTGCCAACGGGTCCGGCATGGCCACGTGAACCTGATGCCATGCTGATGAAAGTCTTGAGCGGTCTTGCCAGCAATTGGGCCTATGTCGACGGAAGGGCCGCTGATCTTTTGGAGATCGAAAGCGACCCGCGCACGACCACTGAAATGCTCGACTCGTGGGAAACGGCGTGGGGGCTTCCAGATCCATGCGTCGCTGAAGCCATAACACTGTCTGACAGAAGAAACGCCCTCGTTCAGAAAATGACGGCGGCCGGCGGACAGTCGATACCGTATTTTACCCAAGTGGCCCAAAGCTTGGGATACACGGTCACAATTCAAGAATACTCCCCTTACATGACCGGGGTCAGCCGGTGCGGCGACACGCGCACTGGTGAGATATATAGCGATTACCGCTGGATGCTCGGGCCGACAGATATTCGGTATCAGTGGACCGTAAACATCACGATCAATCGAGAATCGTGGTTCCGAACTGGTCTTGGCGGCGGCGAGGTCGGCGTTGATCACATGTTGACCATAGCGCTTTCCACGGACCTGGAGTGTGTCATTCGGCGCTGGAAACCAGCGCAGACCGAAGTCACGTTCAATTATTCCCTTATTTCGATTCTCACCGACAGCAACGGCACGATCCTCACAGACAGCGACGGAAACTATCTCGTCGGAACCATGTAGGGCCGCCGCATCTCGCAGGAAAGGCCGGCTCATCTGAATGCGCCGCCATCCAGCGATCACGCCATCTCTTTCCAACAAAAGGCTCCTCCGTGGGCCTTTTTTATTGGGTATTTTTTGATGCAATATGTTCAGCCCTACGATCAACCATCGAACCCGAACGCGCCCTATGTAAACGGCAATCCCTCGGCTGGTATTCAGGGTTCTATCATCCCGGCCGGAGCGGTCGAAAATCCACAACGTGAAATCGTTTCGGTTATTACGCTTGCTGGCCTGACGCCTAACGGCAGCGACTTGACGCAAGTTGCGCAGGCCATTCAGGCCGGTCAGTTTAATTTCGCTGTTGCCGGGGGCACGGCAAATGCGCTCACGGCGACACTGACGCCTGCGCCAGTCGCGTTGATGGTCGGAATGGAGGTAGACCTCCAAATAGCGACGGCCAACACTGGTTCTGTCACTCTTAATCTTAACGGTTTTGGTGCGCTTCCGATCAAGACTCTGCGTGGCGGCGCTTTATCAAAAGGCGATTTGCCTCCGGGTTCAATTATTAAGCTTAAATATGCCGGCACTGCGTGGCTCTTTGTCGGGATCGCCTATAGCGAAGTTCCGCTTTTTCCTGCTGCGGGAACCACAATCTACGTGCGTCCCGATGGAAATGATTCGAACGACGGCAGCGCGAACGATGCTGGACACGCCTTCGTAACGATCTCGGGTGCGATCAACTACATCAAACAGAAATATGTGCTTTCGAGCGGTGGCGTTGGCATCAAGCTCGGCGTGCCCGGAACCTATGCATCTCCAGGTATCGTGACTGGATACGCCGGTACGATCAACATAGTGGGTGACGCAAGTGCTCAAGCGAACTACGTAATCTCAGGCGCCGGTGCCGGTGCGATGATCGGTGGTGCCGGTGGCGCATCATTGGGATTCTCCGGAGTCACACTCCTAAACAACAATACGTCGGCACACACAACCTCATTCACTTCTGGATCTGTCGGCAGCTTCGGTTTTGTCACATTCCAGGCGAGTGGTTCGAATACCACGCAGTCGCACGTCTTCGTATCGTCTGGCGCGACAGCCAATATCGGCACGGGCATCGTTATCGCAAGTGGATGTGGCTTCTGCTGGCAGGCTACGAGTGGCAGCATCGTCTTCAGTACCGGAACGATCACTTTCAACGGCACACCGTCTTTTGCGCAGGCCGTCGCCTACGCAACGATGGGCGGCACGATCACTTGCCAGCCGACGACAGCCATGTCTGGTTCTGCCACTGGGGCACGCTACACCGCTACGCTCAACGGTATCATCAACTCATCAGGGCAGGGGGCGAATTATTTCCCTGGATCTGTTGCCGGGACGACCTCTACGGGAGGCCAGTATGCGTAAACTCTCCATTGCATTGTCTGTTGTCGTGGCCATCTTTGCGATGGCCACCGGCGCCCATGCGCAGTCGACAGTCGCAATCGATCAATTGCCTGTTCGGACGCTTTCGCATGTGCTCGGTCACGACAGTACCGGGCACGCGGGACGCGAGCCGGTCACTGACTTTATCAAGCCCGGTTCGCCGTCGCCGACAGCAGGTAATATTGTCTGCTGGGGCACGACAGCCAATCTGATCAACGATTGCGGGACGCTCGGCACTGCCGCCACCCAGAATACTGGCACGAGCGGGCATAACCTTCCGTTTTTGGATGGATTTAATACTTGGTCCAACGGACAGACGATCAATAGCAATAGTGGCGGTGGATGGGCACAGCTTGTCCTCAATGCACTAAATACTTCTGTTGCTGGTCAAATTGTCGGACAACGAAATGGCGTTGCGCGTTGGGATATAATCATGCCCAATGCCGGGAGCGAAGCCGGAAGCAATGTGGGTGGTGATTTTGTCATTGACCGCTATGCGGACAACGGGACTTGGATCGATATCCCTTTCAAGATTAACCGCTCGACCGGCGTTGTTTCCCTCTCTCAACCACTTCCAGTGACCTCCGGCGGTACCGGCCAAACCTCTGTCGGCACGGCAATTTCGGCCAACACCGGCACCTCAGGCCATGTGCTCGGTTTCCTTGATGGGGCGAATATTTGGTCGGCGGACCAAACAATCTTGAATACAGCAGGCAATGCTCAGCTGTATTTAAATGCTGCCAACGGTGCTTCTAGCATCTTGCGGGGGCAAAAGAGCGGTTCTCTGCGCTGGCAGATTCTTCTTGGAGATAATTCTTCAGAAAGCGGCTCTAATGCAGGTTCAAACTTTGTTATCACTAGGTTTGGTGACACAGGTTCATCAATTGATAGTCCACTAAACATCAATCGCGCCACCGGCTTAACCAGCATCAATGACGGGCTCTCCGTGACTGGCGCAACCAGCCTCGGCGCCACAACCGCAACATCCGTCAACAAACTCGCAATCACCGCCCCAGCGACGGCCTCGACATTCACGCCGGCCAATAATTCGACCCTGACGACCACTTCTTCCACCTCGATCGGGCAGGGGCAGTATCTTGCCACCGCAACCAATGACAATGCGGCTGCGGGGAATATCGGGGAGTACGTTTTTAACCAGTCAACCGGTTCGTCTTTGACGTCGAACACCGGTGCTAACGCCACGAGCACTTCGCTGGCGGCTGGCGATTGGGACGTTCAATGTATTGTAAGATTCAATCCGGCCGGCAGCACTACGGTGTCATCAATCCAAGCTGCAGTGACGACAGCGTCTGCGACCTATCCGGGCTATCCGCAGGCGACGGTGCTGAATAACAACTTCCCAACGGGTTCGCAGCAGATCATCAGTACGCCAGTCACTCGGATCAGCCTTTCGACAACCACCACGACGTATTGTTTCGCTCTGTCAATCTTCGGCACTTCGACGATGACGGCCGATGGTTCGATAAGGGCAAGGCGCGTCCGCTAAGTTTAACGACAAAAAATGATTGGGAAAAACGATGTCCACAGCATCGAGCAACGGCGATTGCCCGATTTTCAACGGCAATTTCGATAAATGGCAGCGCGGAACGTCGCAGACAGGCTCTGGATATGGATCTGACGACGCGTGGCTGAACGACAATAACGGCTCGACGAAGACGCACAGTCAGCAGATGTATCCAGCGGGTCAGGCCGGCGTACCTGGGAATCCCCGATATTACTCCCTGACGACGTTCAACAGTCTCAGCGGGGCGATGAACTTTGTGCGGAAATCATTCCGTATCGAGAACGTGCGGAATTTTCAGGGCCAGCAGGCGACGCTGACTTTCTATGCCCAAGCAGACATCCAGCGGCCAATTGCAGTTGAACTCGTTCAGAACTTTGGAACCGGCGGCAGTCCTGACGTCACCGTGACCGGAATTGGCGCGCAGAAGGTTTCGATCGCTCCAGGCGGCATGAATCGCTATGACGTGCTCTTTAGCGTGCCATCCATCGCTGGAAAGTATCTCGGCACGAATGAGGACAGTTTTCTCGAAGTGCTGTTCTGGTTTGATGCGGGCACGAATTTCAACCTCAGGACAGCCAACCTTGGGCAACAGAGCGGTTCGATCTCGCTTGGCAGGGTTTCCCTTTCCGCAGGAGATCAGACGGCAAATCCTGATCCGTTCAATCCGCTGGCTCCCGGCGTTCTCGATCTCGAATGCCGGCGCCGGTATCTGGTGATGAATAGCCTTTGGCTTGAGGGCTACGGTCTGGCCGGCAGCTATATCGGGAATTCGTTCACCATCCCGGTTTTGATGCGAGCTGCGCCGATTGTGACCACAACGGCCGATTTCTTCAATAACTCGTCGTCGCTCTATATCGGCAACCTTGCCATTCCGCAGCAACCTTTGCGGCTTCAGGTAACGGTCACGGCGACGGGATTTGCCGCAGCCCAATTCAATGCATTTCTGAGCGCGGATCTCTGATCATGGCCGCATGGGCTGAGACGCTCGCGGTCACGAATGCGGGAGCGACCGTTTCCGCCCTCACGCCGACACAGACGACTATCTATGCGCCGGTGTCAGCGGCTTGGGGATATTCGCACGCGCCCTTCGTGACCCGATTTGCCAACAACTTCTTCGTCATGTTCGCGAATGGACCCAACGGGGAAGCCTATCCAGGGCAGCGGGTCTATATCCGCAAGAGCGCAGATTTCGCCAACTGGTCCGATGCAGTCATGATCGGGCCGCAAAACGGATACTTCACGCAGAAGGTTTTGATCTCGGCCGGGTTCAGGCAGGTCGGATCGACGCTCTACGCGCTCTGTTCGGTCTTCGAATATGATCCTCGTGTCCTGACCAATGGGGCGCCGCCGGCTGGCGATGTCGGATATCTCTATGTCAAGACCTACTGGATATCGACCACGGACGGCATTTCATGGACTGCGCCGGTCGAGCTCGGCCCGAACATGCAGCCCAACCGGCAGCCGAAACAGTTGGCGAGCGGTCGGCTGGTGATGGCGGGGCATGCGACGTTCCCGTGGACCGATCAAAGCGACGGTCTTAGCGGCTGGCAGATCGCCGGTATTTGCCCATCAATACCGAGCGATGATGCATCCACTATCCTTGAGGCGCAGGCGATCAAGGCTTGGGATCAGACGCTTTGCGAGGGGGATTTCTACCAGCTTCCCTCCGGCGAAATTCGGATGCTTCTCCGCTCGACGGAAAACTATCTCTGGATGACACGGAGCTTCGATAACGGCCTCACATGGTCGCAGCCCGGCCGCACGAACTTCGGACACGGCACATCGAAATTCGACGCCGGAAGACTGGCGGACGGCCGGTATTATGTGCTGGGAAATCCGCCGATCGGCAACCGCGACTATCTCTCGCTCTGGCTTTCTACAGACGGGGCGAGCTTCAGCAAGCGCTATGACGTGGCGACGGCACCATATGCCGTCATCTATCCCGGCAGGTCGAAATACGGCGCCTACGGCTATCCAAGCCTGCTGCAATACAACGGAACGCTCTATGCCGTCGCATCGCGCGGCAAGGAAGCCATAGCGGGCTATTCGTTCCCGGTTCCGGCCTAATAACTGCAAGGCTGTTTAGGCCGCCTTTTTCCATTGGAGTCTATAATGGACCACGCGAAATTCTTCGCGGCGGTGCGCACGTCGTTGTTCGGCGGGCGGCTGTCGACGAACCAGGTCAACGGCATGGAGGCCATCATTGATGCCTGGCAGGCCAAGCCGTTCGATACGCGCTGGCTCGCCTATATGCTGGCGACAGTTTTCCACGAGGCGGACAACACCATGTGCCCGATCTCGGAAAATCTCAACTATTCAGCATCCGGCCTGCGCGCCACGTTCCCGAAATATTTCACCGCCTATCAAGCGGTGGCTTACGCACGGCAGCCGCAGCGCATCGCAAACCGCGCCTACGCAAACCGCATGGGCAACGGCAACGAGGCCAGTGGTGACGGCTGGAAATATCGAGGCCGCGGCCTTGTGCAGATCACCGGACACGACAACTACGCCAAATACGGCATTGGCGACAATCCAGATCAGGCGCTCGATCCTACCAAGGCTGTCGAGATCCTCTTTGACGGCATGACCAACGGCCGATTCACCGGCAAGAAGCTGTCCGACTTCTTCAATGCCACCGTGACTGACTGGCTCGGCGCACGTCAGATCATCAATGGCACTGACCGTGCGGCCGACATTGCCGGCTACGCAAAGAAATTTCTTGCGGCAATCGAAGGAGCGCAATGATGGCAGGGCCTGGAATGATCTCCAAGTTCTTCATGGACCACAAGGCGTCCGGTGATTGGGCGGCCCGACGTCGAATCATCTTTATCTCGCTGATCTGGTCCGGCCTTGCCATGAGCGCGATCATCGGATGGGCCATGTTCCATGTCCAGACAAATCCGCTGCTCGATACCGCCTTCATCAATTTGAACGGCCTTATCGGCCTGATCTTTGCCTCCTACGTCTTCGGCTCAATCGCAGACGACAAGAACAAGGCAAAGCAGCCCTCGGCCCCGGATACTGCAGGCCAGCCGAACCCAACGGGGCAGCCAACATGATCGCAATTCTTGCAACACCAATCGGCCGCTGGCTTGCCGGCGCGCTCGTGGCCGTTCTGGCGCTCACCGGCGTCTATTTCGTCGCCGATCACCGCGGTTATCAGCGCGCCGCCATGACCTACACTGCTCAGATTGAGCAGATGAAGGCTGAAGCGGCCACGGCGCGCGCCGCAGAGATCGAGCGCCAGAACGCCGCCAACAACGCCGCAAAACAGGCAGAAGCCCAGCGCATCGCGCAGATGCAGGCCGACGCCGACGCACTTCAAACTCAGATAGAGGAGCTCCAGCGTGAAGCTCATCAAGACCCTGACGCTGGCAAGCCTGCTATTGGCGCTTCCGGCGTGCAGCGCATCAACAAGGTACGTTAGCCCGCCACCGGCGCCGCAGTTGGCGAAGCCCGATTCGGCACTCACGAAGGATTGCGACGCCCCGGTCAACATCGGCTCTGGCGCATTGACGCAGGAACAGGCGGAAACATTTTGGATCAAGGACAGACAGTCCCTGATCACCTGCAGGAAGGGCAAAGCCGCTCTGCGGGATTTTTATGCTGAAAGAGATAGCAGACTGGCAGGGCAGAAATGACGACGGAGCTACTGACCAATATTGGGCAGATCGTGGCGCTTCTGGGTTTTATCCTTATGGTCTGGTGGAAGGTCGAAGGCAAGATCGACGCTGCAAAAAAGAAGGCTGAAGGGGTCGAGCGTGAGCTCGCCGCCCACAAGCTGCACACCGCCGAAACCTACATCACCAAGCAGGGACTGCGTGAGACGACGGACCAAATCATGGGCGCAATCGGCGACGTGAAGGCGGCCGTCGAGAATATGACGCTCCGTGTCGATCGCATCGTCGAGAACCAGAGTAAGCCGGCACGCGTGCCCCGCTCGAGCTGACACCAGCCCCTATCCTTCGCCGGGTAGGGGCTTTTTTTGTTTAGAAACTTGGCGTTTCTTAAGCGCGTTGCCCTTCGCTCAGCCGAACAGACATAGACAAGTTGTTACATCACCCCTTGGTGACAAACTCGACGAGCGGGCAGCAGCTGCGTTTTGGATTTGGAAGTCGCCAAACAGAAAAAATTGCCTCCAATGCGAGGCAGACCGATGTGACTACGCTGTCGCTGGACGAGAAGTCCTACCGATTTTGATGCGCTGATTATTTTCGATATGCTTATAGCTTATATGTGCAGCAAAAAGTGCCGCGGCCAATGTGGCAGCGAATGCTATTGCGAACACCACAGATGACTGCGAACTTACGGATCGCTCTCCCGCAACTCGGAAGGATACCTCACGAACAACGATGATAATCGGCAAATGGCAGAGGTAAAGAGAATAGGATCTGTTTCCTACCCATTGCAGAAGCGATCCGATACGCCCTTCGGATATTCCTCTGTCAGGTAGTGAAACAGAAACCGCTGTAGCGGACGCGATCGCCAATATAGGGACTGACCATTTGAGGTCCATCTGTGCGGAGAGTACGCAAATTAGCGTGATTGCGAGTACGCAAATCAAAATCCGGATCGACTTGGAGAGCTGCGCGATGAGGACGCCCACGCGGTCGTGGTGGATTGCCAATAGCACTCCGATGATCAAGCCTTGAGGGCGCAGAGCCCAGGCAAGCGAAAATGCACCATCAATAAGAAAATAATTTGCGGAAATGGAAAAAAGTAGAAAAATTAGGAAAATCCTCGATAGGCGCCAATACGCAAAAAAGAATGAAAGTATCGCAAACAGGAAGTAGAATTGCTCTTCTAGAGATAAGCTCCAGAATACACCGTTGAAATCCGGATTCATGCAGGCGGTTCCGACTTTATGCGCAACAATACAACTTGACCAGTACAAGTTTGAGGTGGCCGTCAGGGCCGTCGCGGCACTGATGATTGCTGTCCCAAGTGTGCCGGCATACGACATGCTTACCGTGCTCAATGATAGTATGGTTGAAAATGCGATCCAGAACCATGCCGCTGGCGCCAGCCTGTTGAAGCGCCGGACAAAAAAGTCCTTCAGTGACGAGCGGGATAATTTTCGGCCCGGACCCCAGTCGCCTCGGTTAATGAGCGACCGAGCAATTACAAAGCCGGATATGACGAAAAACAAATCAACGCCACCCCAGAAGCCCGCATAGCTAAATATGCCATGATACCACTCTGGGGTCGGGAGTCGGCTGCGATAGTGCTGCAGAAATACCATTAGCACTGCAATGCCTCGCAGCGCTTGAATATCTCTGTTTTTTCCCATTTATCAGCTCCGGATCTAAGTGTCAGATTTACTCCTTCCGGAGGATCGCGCAATCGAAAATTGCCGATCCTTCATCCGCTACGGCGTGCGTGGAGCAGAGCATCGACGAGGTGAGGGCGCTCCAGAAAATCGACGCGGATAACCACGAGGAAGTCGAGCCAGCCCTTTTTAGTTGCGCCGGATCAAACTTCTCGGTGCCGGGGTTGGCGGCCTCTTTGTTCTGTTCAGGAGATCTGCTGGATCACTTATCGTCTGGGCGAGCGGCCTGCCTCCGCAATCGTAAGTCACTGGCTGAAGCTTTGGGGATGGCGCCATGGTCAGCCAATGGGACGGTGACCATATCGCGGCTGACGATACTCCAACCAACGGTGCTCATAGCAAAACCATTTCGTCTTGCCTTCCCCGATGTCAAAACCGAAGCTGCCCCAAGCCTTGCAGCCAGAATGCTCGCACCAGTGGTTGACATGGACGGTATCCATCGGGCGTTCGAGTTCTTCATTAGGCATTGGAAGCTCTAGCCCTTGTTAGATCTGAAGCCGTTCCAAATGAACAGGAAAAGTCTGTAGGGAGCTATATATCTGTTAGATGCACGGAGCTTTACATGCGGGTCGGCGATGAACTCGTTAAAAGCTCCAAGCAGGCAAAGCACAAAAATGATGCCAAAGATTTTTATTGTCACTGTCCAAATCGCCAGTGAGACGACGCAGATCGATACTAGGAATACCCTGTAGACCGCGAGACCCGTCGAGGTCGGCAGGAATTTCGTCGGGCGGTCGGGCTCTTCGCTCATGTCAATTCAACTCCTCTTTCGGTGCCTTCTCCATGGCGCCCAACAAGGAATCCGAGAAATACCCCAACGTCTTCAGCGCATCAGCGAAGCGCTGCGCATCCGGTGTTCCGAGCGCGCGCATCCCATTGTCGCGAAGATCAAGCCCGACCTGCTGTATCACGGCGTTCGTAAAGCCGCGCAGGCCCGCCGTTGTCGACCCCATTCTGCCAAGCAGATGCGCAATGAGAAAATCATGCATCAGGCAACGAGCATCTAGCTCTATGATCGTCTGTTCCATCTTCTTGACGCGGCTCTCGATCATTTTTCATCTCCCGTAGTTTTCCTCGCCGGCAACAGCACCAGCTTATCATCTGGCAACGGCCGCTGAAGCGCCTTCGCTTCCGCCCACGGCGCCGTAAGCCAGGTCTCGACCTCATCCTGATTGCGAAGAATGGCGGGCATCGCCTTCTGATGGATAGGCGCGACGACCCCGTTCGGTTCGGTCGTCAGGAAGCCATAGAGGTCGACCGTGATCTCTCCCTCCTTTACCTTCCGCACCGATCGCCATTGCGGCACCCATAGGCCCGCAAAGAACATCAGCGGCTCATCCACGCTGCCTGCAAACCAAGCATTCGGCGTCCGTCCTCCTTCGACCTTGCTTGCTGGATCTGGTTCGGCAAATCGCGTGAACGGCACAAGACAGCGGTTCTCGACGCCAAGCCATCTAGCCCAATGCTTGCTGGAGGTGTTGCGGACGTTCGTCGTTCCACCGTCCGGCTCCATTCTCAGCAGCTCGTCAAAGTTCACTTCCTTACCCTTGGCGCGAAGCTTGTCCGCGCGCTTCGTGGCAGCGTCCAATTGCGCTTTCTGTGAGGATGGCAATCCCCAGCGAACCTTGACCAGCTCGCGGCCGGCCGGCGTGTTTCGGACAATCGGCCCCATCTGATCTGGATAGAGATCAAGCTCCGGCTCAAGGTTGCCGATGCTGTCGATCATCGCGCGGGTAAAATGTCGTATCGCTTCCTGATTGGTCGTAACGTTGTAGAGATTGCACATTTGATCCTCTGCCGTTCCATTCGCCGGACCTGGAAAAATCGCTTGGGTGCACGATCCGGCCGCCTATCAGCCGTTGCACATCACACATTGTCGCCTCTTCCTTGAAGCAAAGCACTTGATAGGAGGCGCCGCAATACCGCGCATGCTTCGTCTTGTAGGAAGGGTCAATCTGGCGGACGGTATCGTGAAGGGGGCCGAGTTCGCGAAAGGTCATGTCTTCGGTGAAAACCATGAGCTGATACGGCCATCCTTTGTCCAGCCTGGCTCTCGTCAACCTCATCCTGCGATCCATCGATCCACCTCAGAGTTTTATATCTTTCCAAATCGGCTTGCGAATAATCCTGATCTCGGTAAGCCGACGGACATTCATGCCGACGCGCTCCGCTGCAGAAGGGTTCACCAGGTCGACGGTCAAGTAATCCTTCCGCTCGCACTTCTCGCACCGGAACTGCTTTGCGATTTGCCGAACCGAAATGTTTCCGCACAGCTGCAGCAGATCCACCGGTTCATAGAAGCGCTTTACCCGGCAAAACTCACAGGTGATTTTGACGAAGTGCGAGCCGTTCGCGTATTCGCGCAGCGTGGGCGCCGAAAGCACGTCCATTCGGCTCGGGGCCTTCTCGGGCATTTACGCGGCAGAAGGCTCGTCATCGTCGCTGCCATAGGTTTCGGTCCAGGGAACCACAAATTCGTTGCACCACTGATCGATAGCCTCTGACGGCGTTCTGCCATCGAACCATTGCACTCGGGATGGAATGCCTTCGCCGTTGTAAAGAATGCCAGCAAGGCCGGCTGCCTCGCACCAGGCGACTTCGAGCCAATTTTTCGACGGGCCAGTGTTGACGACGCCGTTGAACATCTCTTCTCCCATGTAGAAATATTCAAACTTGTTGGCGGACTGTAGCCGGAACACTTCCTGTCGCAGAAGCGGAAGCGCTTCTTCTTCTGTTTGCGGGCGCAGGATAGTAAAGTAGCCGTCGCACAGATCGACGGTCGGCCACGCTTCGATTTCGCGGAAATATCTCTCTCGCAAATACATGCTCTAATCCTCCAAATGCCGCGGGCATGACGCCAAGCGGTTTGTCAGGTTCAGGTTGGTTCGTGATGGGGCATTGGCTCGTAAGCCGGCCTGAAGCCTCGGGTAAAGCCGTGGCACATGGCCGCTTCCGTCAAGGCCAATTGAGCACGGACGAATTGCAGCATCTCCAGAGCGGCGGCGATCGTTGCACGGGCATCGCCATCATAGAGGGCAAGCGCCGCCTCGACGGGATCGAGTTCGGCTTCTTCAATGGCGATCGGCTGGGCATTCATAGTCACACGTCCTCATTCCGCCACATCACTGCGGCGGTTCAACATTGAAAATATCGGTCTATCTCAGGCGGCGTTCAGGTCGGCGACTTCGCCGTGCTTCGCCAGCAGGCGGGGAGACGACATGTCGCCAGTCTCCTCGTCCACCATGACCGCATAAGCGGCAACGCCAACAAATCGGGAAGCCATGGAGGCCGCGATCTTCTCTGCGGAGGGAATGCTGGTCGCCTGGCGCATCTCGCCGGGCACAAGGTTGCCACGGTTCTTGCGATACGGCAGGACAATGAATTTCTCGGCGGTACTCATGGCGTCTTCCTCAATTTGTTCTATAAATGTTCTCATTTTGGGAAAGAGTCAAGCGCTCGCCTTGGCGCCGGCCTGCGGTAGGGAAGCCCTGGGACTGCACTTCTGGATTCGCTGCGAAAGCGTGTTATCGTGAGGTATGAGAGAACGCTATGCCTTGGTCGAAGATTACGATGGCACTTTCGCCATCATAGACGCACGCGTCAAACAGGATAATCATGCGGGTAATGAACATCAGCCGCATGACCGAGAGAAGGGCCCTGAACCCTATAGACCTCTAAGTTTCGAAGAGCGCGCCAGCGGCGATGATTGTTTCACGACCGTGATGTTTATGACGTGCTCTGAGTGATCGAAGGTTCGAACGGTGACCCTGTCGGTTCCGACGAAGCCCGGATCGGATCGGTAAATTACGGCAACGCCTCTCGTCGTTTTGCCAGCGCAGACATAGGAGGTATCTTTTTTGAAATGGCCGTTAGCCAATTTGTAGCTAACTTGGCCGTGGGCGGGATAGCCCGGGGTCTCCGGATAAATAAAGGTGGCTGTTGCTGATGTGCAGCTTTTATCGATGGCCATAGCCATGCCGATGAGAGTTCTTTCACCGGATCTGGCGGTGACCGAATCTGCAGCCGCCGCGCATCCAGAGAATAACACTCCGATGCCTGTGAATAGTGCTGCCCAAATTCCTATGTCCCAGTACTTGCGCTTTGCTGGATGTGTCATTGTTGTCACGAAGCCCTCATCTCCTACCGTTCCAGTGAGGGCATCTTGTACGGCTGCACGCAAAAGTCGAGCGGAGTGTGCTGGAGTTTCACCTCTTTCCACACCGGTCTGCGAATAATCCTCATCTCGGTAAGCCGGCGCACGCTCATGCCGACGAGTTCTCACTATTGAGGGCTCACGAGGTTGGCTGTTATGCTGGGGTTACTGAATGGGATGCTTCTTCACGGGCAGAAATGACACCGCCTTGTCTGCTAGCTTTTCGAGCTTTTCCCATTCTGGCAGGTTCTCCTCGGTCAAGCGCTCCTGGATTGCCGCCAACATCCATCCCATTGCGGCAAAATCTTCCTTAGCCTTAAGGGCGGCAAATTTCTTGAGGCATGCCTCGACGGCCGGGCGAGCTCTGTGCTCTTCGCGATAGTCCGTAGCGATCAGCTGTTTCGCATCCAGAAAACCTTGGGCGATCCGCTGCCGATGTTCCTCATTGTCGAGGATCATTTTGAAGGTGAACAGTAGCGTTTCCAGCAAATGTTTGGCTTCATCGTCAGGGCCATACATGCGTGTCTCCCCGTCAGTTTGCTCCCATAGGTATATGCCCCTATAGGCTGGTCGGGAATCCTCGAAATTGAGGGGACGAGTGAAATGTCCCGGTATGCTATGGAAAAGAGATGAGAATCATCGTCGCCACGACTGCCGCCCTTGTGTTCATAAGCCCGGTTTATGCCGGCCAACCGGTTGGGGCGAAAATCTCCGTCTGCTTCACGCCCGGCGAACAGTGTGAGGGCAAGATCATCGAGGCGATCGACCGAGCCCGTTCATCTATCCGCGTTCAGGCCTATGGCTTCACGTCACTTCCGATCATCCACGCGCTGCAGCGCGCCGCGGGCAGGGGCGTTGAAGTTCTGGCGATCCTCGACAAGACTAATGAGCGGAAATATTCGGGCGCGACGCTGCTCGAGGCGGCTGGCGTGCCGGTCTGGATCGATTTCGAGCCGGCGATCGCCCATAACAAGATCATTGTCATCGACGGCCATCTGACCGTCGGCGGCTCATACAACTACACCGCTGCGGCGCAGAAGCGGAATGCGGAGAACGTGACATTCACGGATAGTGCTGAGATTGCCCGTCAGTTCATTGCGAATTGGGATAGTCGGCTGAAGGTGTCGAGAGCTTTCGAGGGCATACCGTCCGACTGATCGATTTTGGGAGGCGGTTGCACCGTCGTGCCATTTTCGTTTACCGCGACAACCCTTCTTTGTCACTCGGACGCTTTACGCGGTGCCATAGTGCTTGCAAGACAGCCAAAACCGGTGCCGCGAAAGCCATCATCCCGAAGTATGCCGCGTAGTAGATGTTTGAAAAGGGTCCATGGACTCCCATTACGACTTCGCCATCCATGCACCTGCGAACGTCTGTCGCTATGGTGAGATCCTTGCACCCCGTCCGGAGAAAAATAAGCGTTAGACCATCCCATAAAACCAGAGCCGGCAGAGCGTGCCGCAGCCATTGGCGGCCCGCTTCCAGGTTAAGGGTCAGAGAACGAATTTCCATGTGGCGTAGCGGATCCGCGCCAATTTGAAGCCTCCGTAAGGTAAAAGCCAACACGATGAAGATGATTGTCGCTATGACTTGCGAGGCCAACAGCGTGAATAAAAACGCTATTGAAGGCGCCAGTAAGTATACCGCGCCGGCAACGATGAAGGCCGCGAGAGCCATGCAACTGCCTGCAGATCCTAAGGTTAGCCCCTTGCGAGTAACCAAAGACCAAAGGAAAGAGATCATGGCCACAATTGTCACCAGCCAGGCAATTGGGCCGACGACCCAGGGAAAATGGGCCCAAGGTCTAGGGATAAGGAACTCTATAGTCGCTGGAATGGCAATGACCGCAGCGAAGTAGATCCACGTCGGGGGTGTTAGGCGAGAGGCGTTCTTTTTACGAGGCTTTCTTCGCGTCCTTATCGCCGGCCGCTGCGGCTTCCGCATTGCAAGCTCTCCATGCTCGAAATCATTTTTTGGTGGATTCGGCGCGAATGTCGATGGCGATAACTCGCCTTGTGACTACAGACGCTTAAACTCGACACCTAATGACGCCTGTGTCCGTAATGATATGGGTAGCGATAGGTCCCGCCGGGGTGCTTCGCGTAACAGCTGGCACGCTTGCAGTGGCCCGTGGCAAAGCCATTATATGGCCGGCGATCATATCTGGCTTCGGCGGTTGTCGAAAAGGCCATTACCGCCAAGGCGGCGATAGCAATCAAACGTTTCATGCCTGTCTCCATTATATTAGAAAATGTCGATAAATCATTGTGTCGGCGATCATTTTCGAGCCTTACCATCCTCGGCCACGACTTGAATGCGGCCATTCATGCTGAGTGAGTAGAAAAATGCAGCCGTGCCGCTGAGGCTCTTTGCTCGTTGCGGGCTGCTCACATACCAGTCGAAATCGCCCGTTACCCGGCAAAGATCAGCGTCGCATGCGGTCACGAGGCTTTCCGGCCTCAGCCGGTACATTCTGCTCGGCCAGCGCTCGAAGAACTTGCGCTTGTCATCAAGTATTTCGTCTAAGCTTCTCTGTTTGCCGTAAAAGCGGACTTCGCCGGCATAGACATTCGAGGCAAAGGCAATTGCCTGATTGGCCGGCAGGCTCCCGGAATTCACCAGTTCGGCAACAAAGTTTCTGGCCTGCGCCTCTTCGTCCCGCATGCCGCTTATCGATGTGGGGGCGGATTGGATCGTCGGCGTGGTGGCAGGTGTCGATGAAATCTGGCTGCCTTGCGAATCCGGTGAGAGATGCTCAATCCCGAATTGCTTGATCTCATCAGTGCTGAAAAAATGGATGTCATCGGGCGCCGTGCGGAACATGATCGGGAATATGCGCTGATCGACGCCGTATTTGTTCAACGTGTCGAGAATATCGGAGATATTTAACTGCGCATCACCGAGACCGACGTTGCCGCTGATCTGGTGCACGCCGAGCCTACCTTGCACGATGCGGTTACGGCCGGCAAAAAAGACGTAGGCGCAAGCCGAGGCACATGCGGAATCAGCGGGAATGACAGTGCTCATGCCCTTCGTATAGACATCGTCCGCAATCAGCAGTCCGTTCTGGACATCGCCGCCTGGGCTGTTCAGAACCAGGATTTTTAGGCTCGGGTTGGCTGCCAGCACTCGTCGAAACGTGAGGGCCGAGCGGCCATCGATCGGGCCGTCCAAGCGGATTGCTAGCGGCCAAACAGGCGACACCGAAAATGGCGCGATGCTGTCTTCTGCTCGCGCATTCACCGCCCAAAGAAGAAAGGCCATTCCGATTAGGAACACTCGAATACTAAACACGGCTTAAGTCCTCAATTCGGCGATCATTACCGAACAGAGGGCGAATGTCGAGCGTAAGAATTCGCCCAATAGCTGCAGAGCCATATTTGAATTAAGACATCGAACGGCAGCAGATTTGGGATGAAACGAATAGTGGCAAAAAGTTTCTCACTAAGGCGAGGGATGCCTCAGCAACGTGCCGAGGCCACACAGAACCCAAGACGCCACACGAACTCACCCTTCCTTCATTGGAATATGGGCTTCATTGACCGCATCGATGAACGCCCGGCGAGCATCCTCGGGGCTTCGCTTGCCGCTGATCACATCGGCGCACACGGACAAGGCTCGATCCAATGCGGGCGCCTCCTCAAGCGGCCAATCCTCGATAAGTGCCCAACTGGCGGCTTGGGTCGTATCGATAACAACCCACTCGTCGGGGCTCTCAAGAGCGATCGTGACCGCCTGGCTCCATTTTCTATGCGGCACGGGGAAACCTCCATGCGGATGAAAATCCGCGACTTTGGATAACTTGCACTTTGGCATTGCGCCACTAGTTTTCTTGTAGCAGGGTAACTTTACCGCGATGAAGGGGAGTAGCGGTAACTACTCCCCTTCCGGCGGGTATAGCGCCAACAGCCAGGAGCGACATTGAAGCGTTGTCAGCGCGTCGTTTCCTTGGCTGTTTGGACAATATGGCGAATATCGGTTGGAAAAGCGCGCTTGAGCGACGTCTGAGTTCAGTTCATCCACAAAGAAATCGCTAGCGCTATTTTGTTCTTTCTTTGTTCCGGCGTTGGCGTCTTATTGCTCTGCTGAAAAGCGGTGAGATTGTCGTAGGAGGAGCCAGAAGAGTTCACCAAGAAACGTGCTGCTCAAGCTTCAAGATTGCCTGTTCTGCCAGTTCTATTTTGCCGCCGAGGTAATGAGCGTCCAAAATCTGCTCTACATCTTTAAGACTATGTCCCGATATCGAAGCGATCTGTGCCGTGCTGCATCCGGACAAAGCCAGTCTAGTTACTGCCGTTCCGCGCAGATCATGAAAAGTCAGGCCGGTAATCCCGGCAGTATCGCACGCCTTTCCCCACGACGTCCTGAAACCATCGCTAGTCCACGGCTTTCCGCGAGTGTTGGTCAGTATGGTAATTGCCTTCTTGGGCATCGAGGCTAGCATCGTTCGAACTGCGGCCGCTATGGGTACAGCCACGCGTGCGCCTGTCTTGCCTTGGCGGACACGCAGTGCCTGGCCGTCGTAATTCGTCCACTCAGCTTTCAGCAGGTCGCTTTGGCGTTGGCCAGTCCACAACGCAAAAACAACAGCCGCCTTAATCTCAGCTGGAGCGACCGAAAAAAGCTTCTCCAGCTGCTCGTCTCTCCAGATTTTATCTGTACGATCGGCGGAATAGAGCCTACCGCCGCGCTCACATACATTGACTGTGACACGGCCACGGTCCTTTGCGAAAGACAGAACGCGAGCCAGTGTTGTCCAGGCATAATCGGCGGTGCGTGGACGGTCGGCCATCGTGTCACGCCAATCCTTGAAGTCTCTACGAGCTTCCTTGTCCTGCAGTGCTGCAAACGACATGGTGCCGAACTCTTCGCGGATCATGTCGAGATACCGGTCATATTCTCGACGTGTCTTCTCGACTTTTCCGAGGAAATCAGACGACGCTCGGTATTCTGTAATCAGCTTGGCCATCGTCTCTGAAGGATCTATGTGTCGGTCCTTGGTAGCATCAGCAAATGCCCGAGCTAGGAGAGGGTCGCCAGGCTGAATAGGCGAGCCGTTCTTATGTTTGAGAAGCGGGCCGCCCCGCCAAGCATAGCAGTAGTAGATCGTCCTGCCTGTGGCTAAGGCCTTCTTGACCTTAGCCAGCCCTTTGAGCTTTGCGCGCGTCACGCTCGCGCCTCCATTTCTGCAGATCTGTCTCCACTGATATGTTATTCACGCCAAGTCCGCTAATTTCGTCAAGCTTCGCATCGATTGCCCTGCGATCCCACTTGCGAGTTCCGGGGATGCACTGAGGCATCTTGTGTGTCGCCACCCAGAGAGAGAACGTCGATTCGGCAATGCCGCAGTAAGCTGCGGCATCCCTGCGCCCAATGAGGCGAGGGGAGTTACCGTCTGTCATTTTCTTTTCCTCGCCTTCGCCTCGGCCAGCCGCGCGGGGAACTGAGTCAAAAAATTACCCTCCTTGGCAGTCGCCCGCTCGATTGACAGCTGCAGCTTCGTTTTACGGGTCGATTGCCGCGCGGTAGACGGTCCGCTCGAGGTGAAATCTCGTTTGGAGTGGCGCTTTAGGAAGCTCTCTATTTCTTCGGGCGCGATCGCCACATGATTTCGTTCTGTGCCTCGTCCAACTTTCACATAAACAAGTTCACCATGGCGGATCAGATCGCGGATCGTCGAAACGGAGGTTGCCAGAAGCTCGGCGACTTCGTCGATAGTGAGTAGCCGGCGAATAGGTTGTTCACGAGCTCCAGCCATGAACGCCAATTGCACGTCCTCACGGCACCAGCCGCGATCGGGATCGAGCGGCTCAGTGAAGCGGACATAGTATTGCGCCGACTTTTGAATCCAGGCTTCGTTTTTCATAGCGACTTCCCATGGTGCCAGAACTCGATGCGCTTCGCTTCTTCGATGCCGGCGTCTGTAACCGACCAGACGATATCACCGCCGCCATCTTTCTTCCCGGCAACTATGGCGCCTTTTTCGGCCAGCCTGTTCATTGTGGTTATGCCTGCGTCAGGGATGGCAACATGAGTTCGAGCGTCTGGATGAGCGATCATGTACAAAAGGATTTTTTGGCTCCTGCCGTCCAAGCCCAATTGGGGCTTTCGATCATTGGATCTGCGACTTCCGCGCTTCCACACGCCCAAGTTTTCTTCTCCATCTGGCGCTACTGCGGCAAAGCCGGCGGTGATTCCGAAATATCCATCATAGAATTTCCTGATCAGCGGAACCGGGCGGCCATCATGGAGCGGATCGATCCGCGGAAATCCCTTGCGCTCCAGCTGAGGGATGACAGCCTTTATAAACATGGCGGCTCGTTCCTTGCCGACGATGGCAATTGCGATTTCCCGGTCCGTGGCGAACATGGGGAGCTTTGAAAGCGGGTCGGTCATCTATTTCGCCCCCCACTTTACATGTTGCCGACTGTGGGCCAGCGGATCGGTCCACCATGGCAGCGCGCGCCACGTGTCGGGCACCGGCAGCTTGTTGATGGCCTCGATAAGCGGCGCTTGCGGCACGTTGGTATAGTGACGGGACATGCTATCCACGGCGTGCCCGAGGATCTGATCCTTGATATGCGGATGAACGCCAGCGATGACAAGCTCCGTCGAGCAGGAATGGCGGCCGGTATACGGAGACACGTCGGTTATATCGACTCCCTTCCGAGCGAGGCGCTTTCGCGCTCCAACTATTCCATTGCTGAGTTGACCGCCCCATTCCGCAGAGATCGTATAGGCCTGCCCTTTGAAGGTCCGAAACACCTGCTGCATACGATCTTTCCGAGCCAAGAGGGACTCGAATAACGGAGCGATAAACTCATGCATGGGCACGCCCCGAGGTTCGCCGGATTTGCTGTTGCGGATAACGATCCATCGTCCGGCGACATCGACGTCTTTCATTTCCAACGTGAAGAGTTCGATCGGCCGCATACCGGTGTAAAACAGCGCGGTCATAGCCATTGCCGGGGCAGGCGACATGGCAGCGACGAACTGTGCTGCTCGATCATAGGGCACCGGGCGAGTGCCGCTCCGGGTCTCTTCTCGGTGACGTGCCGTTCCTTTCGGTTTGCGGGGTCGCGACCATTGCCGAACGTCAGCCCAGCCATTCCTCACGGCATGGTTCCATACCGCAATGAACGGCGTGTAACACTGACGGTTGCGTGTCTCTGGCCGTGCTGTTGGAAAAATCTTGTGTGCCGCATCATCGAGGTCGTTTTGGCGGATTTTGCGAAGATGCTTCTTGCCGAGTTGTTTACTGAGAAGCGATAGGAACCTGGTCGATCCACCGCCCTTTAGGTAAGATTCTGCCGCCTGATCAAACGTGGCGTTGACCTTCCGTCCGAATATGCTCTCGTCGAGCACCTCTTTGCTTCGAACGGTGAGGATAAGTTCGGCGGTCTCCCGATCGGCAATTCGGGTGTTTTCGCAGACAGAAATGCCCCGTATGGTTCCGCGGAGCCACCAGTTCGGTGAGTCTTTTCTTTTGATAAGCTTGAGGACCACCAAACACCTCCGATACCAGAAAAAACAATCGCCGGCCGGCACGAATGCCGGAAAGCGATTCGAATCCTCTTTCGTGGTGGTGGGCGGGAAACCCAGGCGCGGATTGGTGGGCCGCATCTGGAAGGTATGTCGAAAAGCGGGCGCGTCAAGAGGTATACGATGACAGAGTGAGAGGACGGCCACGTGATCTCGTGGCAGCAGCGTGACGTCAATCGGCCACCCGACCCCGTTCTAAACTAACGGCAGTCGCGTCCTTCGCTGGTCTGTATAGTATCGGCGATTACAATCAAGTCCGACTGATCAATGAGAAAAGATTGCCTTCAGCTTCTCAATGTCGACTTGCCTTATATTGGTCGGCACTTCGCTTGCTGGATCAGCTATGAACCATTCCCGCGCTATCCGCAAACGATCGCCATATCGCGCTGGTTAGATGCCCAGACGCAAGATCCACTCGCGCACGGTCTCTCGCTATATGAGACCCCTTTCGTATCGGTCGCAGACGGTTTTTTCTGATGCTATCAGATGGTTGATTTTCGACATGTCGGCGGCTCTCGCGTGTCATCCGCCCGCGCCGGGCGGCGCGTCGTTCTCCAGGTTTTCGCGATATTGAACGAGTTCGCTGTCGTCCACGTCGATAGCTCCACCATTCGGCTTATGCAGCGACACGCCGGGGCCGCTTGCGATGCCGCCGGCCTCGAGGAACGTCACGCCAGCGTTTTCGAGGGCGGCACGAATATCACGCAGCGTCCGGACATATGGCGTGCTTTTTTCGAGTTCGAAGTTAGCCAACGTCGCGCGGCCCACGTCGGCGGCCGCACAAAGATCACCCTGAGACCAAGCCAGGAGCGCGCGAGCGGCTCGGCATTGTGCGGCAGAAATGGACATTTTTTATAATCCGATGCAAAAGTTATTGACTTATGGTCAACTCGATGTATTTTATATCGTGTTGTAACAAATGACTGTCACGAACGCAACGAGGAGCGATACCGTGGATACGCATACGCATACAGAAAGAACCCTATTGCCGCGCGGACTGATCGGCAGACGACGCCGCGTCTACATCGCTGATTGGACATATAAATTAAATAGTTTTGTAGAATACCGTGGCGAGCGCGCACTCGTGATCGACCGCCACCGCACGATAATGGGCGTAGAAATTTACACCATCATTCCTGTGACCGCTGCACCGGAGCGGCGGTACGTATTAGGTCGGTCTCTCAAGCATATTCATTGATTTCTTTTTTTGCGGCGCGTGATCCGTACGCCCGCATCCTTTGCGCCTTGCCCTGGGCGCCGGCCCGTCGCTATCGCCGCATGTCGGCGGCGGGCCACCAATTACCCCCGCCACCACAAAGCGCGCCGCCGGTCTCACCAGCCGGCGGTTTTTTCGTCGACGTGTGTTACCGTTGCGAAATGAAGACGGTTTTGAAACGACGCTATTTGCTCACGCTCTTCGCAAAGCAGGAAGGAAAATGCTGCTATTGCGACCGGCATGTCATTCTTTCCTATCGCTGGCGTGATCAGCAGAGACCTGACGCTGCCACGATCGAGCACTTGCGGCGCCGCGCGGATGGTGGATCTAACCACCCCGATAATCTAGCCATGGCATGCAAGGCGTGTAATGACGGCCGGGGCGAAGTTGACTGGTTGACCTACCGCTCTTTCAAGCGGGGCGAGATCAACGAGTTCGCAAAATGTTTCGCGCCGCAGCCGGCGTCTGGTGCACCCCGCCAGTCGCGTCACCACCAGCGAGAATCATTTGTCGCCGCATCGCGGCCCATGACGTAGCCAATAGCGAAAGCGATGGCGCCGATCGTTAGAACAATGCCGGTCGCGGTGTGCGGATGCTCAGCAGCGCCTGCGGCGACGGCGGTGCTCTCACGCACAACGGCGTCCTTGGCATCCTTTGCGACCTTCCGCGCGCCAGTGGGCGGATCTGCGGGTGTCCCTGTGAAGCCTGCACTTAGTTCGTCGGTCAT